AACCTCTGCCCACTCTTGTTCATTGGTGTAAGGTTGTTGAACTGTATATTGTTGTTGAACTTGCTATTCACCTCACCCAACGCTTGTTGTAGTTGACCAATAGTTGCCCCTGTGATAATCATTTGAACCTTCCCCCATCTGATATTACCCTAAGCACAGTTTCCCAAGAGTAGCACACACTGTACCTCCCATCCAATGTGCTGACCATGGCGGATGGTTGCTGAATCCCAGACACTATAGCAGGGTGTCCATGCAGCGATACATGTGCACTGGTGGCAGCTACCTTCTCTCCGTGGCTAATCATGTGCTAACCTCCCCCTCAAGTACTCCAGTGCGCTTGCGTTATACTGTCTGCCCATGAACCTAGCCCTAGCTTCTTCCAGTACCAGCTTGTCCAGTAGTACTTGCTGGGTCAGCCTGTCCAGCTTGCCTAACTCCATGCTGATCTGTTGCCAGTTACACGCTTGTTGCCTATGTGCTGGTCGATGTGTAGGTTTGAGTGTCTGTGTAATCATGCTTATCATCCCCTTGTCATATTCCACTCTCATTGTAACACAGCCTGTTGAAATTGTCAACACTTAGGTAAACAACTGTAAGTATGATGTTACCTATGCTTGCGTCCATGTTGCGTAGTAACTGCATACCTAGCAGCATGTCTACCTATCTAGCAACTGGCATTTTCCAGATAGCAAAAGGCCCCTAGGTTATTCGCCTAGAGGCCCTTACCGACTTGCTTTGACTATTTGGCTATTTGGCTACTGGTTTGAGGTTGCCGTCAGCAATCGCCTTTCGCTTTACATCAATCTTGATTTGATAGGTTTTCGAGTTGGCTGCATGTTTGATAGCCGCATGTTTGCCAGCGTCCGGTTCGACCTTGACTTTCTCTTCGGCGTTAGCATTTACTTTGCTGACTTCTGCCTTTTGCTCGTCGGTTGCGAACTTGGCAAAAATCTCATCTAACTTCATGCCGAATTCAGCCTGTGACTTACCGCCACCACCGCCTCCAGTATGCTTGGCTGTCGGAGCCGTGGGCACGGTCAAGGCAACTGACTTGTAATTGACTTCAGCCGTATCAAGCTTGAAGGTGAAGCCCAGCGATTTCGTGTCGGCCAGCAACTTTGCAATCCGCTTGTCATTAACAAGGTAAGAATGTATCAGAGTAGCTGCCTTTTCGCGTACTCCAGCCAACGCTTGAGCTTCTGCCTTGATGCGCTCGGCTTCGAGGCGGTTAACTTCACCCTTCTGTGCTGCAATCTGCTTGCCCAGTTTGATAATGTCGTCGATGCGGTTCTCGGCTATAGCCTTGGTCATGTCAGCGATGAGGTCTTTCACAATCTGCTCTGGGGATTTGGTCTGTTCGGTAGTCATTGCTTTACTCCTTGGACTGCTTGCCTATCGGTCAAGTCTCACGTCCTCATTGGCTTACTTGAATACTAGCATAGGTTGAGAGCCATTACAATGACTTGCTTTACATAACGGGAGAATACTTCCAGCAATGTCTGACCCACACAGTATGGGCTGGCACTGACTGAACATAAGGCTAATGCCAGCACCTATGGGCCAGCACACGGCAAGCGTCCAGCCAATACTGATGGGCTGACACACAGAGCATAGTAAATGCTGGGTTGTGAGGTATGTGTATGGTGGGGGTCATTTTATTCTGAGATAGTAATGAAGTAGTGGTTATGGAGTCCCACTTGGAAATTAGTTTTTCTACTAAATTACATTACCTATGGATACCTGCATGTTATTGACTTACTAAGCGGTTAGCTGCCTAGCGTTGCGGCCAGCAGGTTCCACAGCACCAAGGCCAGGTAGCAGCCGGTCAGTACTTGCAAAGCTCTAACCGAGCGTTCGGATAGCCAATAGCTGATTGTCATGGAGGTTAGTAGCTTTACCCACAAGAACCACGGCTCAGTGACCCAAACAGCCAGCAGTGGATTACTCTCTGAACAGCCTGATAGTAAGGCGTATCTGGTACTAACAACATCCAGTATACTAGCAGTTACTAGAGCTAGTACCCATTGCCAGTGGTTGATGTGCTGACCTAGTCTCATACTTTGTGTTTACGAGGTGGGTACTCTACCACCTTCCCATGAGACATAGGTGCGCCTGAGCTATTAAGCAGGAACCGCCTTAGTGAGGAGCAGTATTTGCACCTAAACAACCCTCTCTGTACATCGGTCTCTACCCAGTGATGGGCAGAGGTAGGTGAGTGCTTGCATTTCCAGACATCTGATAGCTTGTACTGTGCGTAGGTTAGATTATTCATAACTTCTCCATCCAGCTAGGCGGTACCCCACCCAGCGGTGCAATTGCCTGTATAGTGTCTAGCACCTTAATTTCTAGGGCGGTAACAGCGGCTAGGTAGTCAGGACGGCTAATGTCTAGCTGTCTCTTTCGCTGTTCTAGGGTTGCCTTAGTCCGCAGTAAGCGTAAACGTTCTGCCTTTTGCTCATAAGTTAGGGTGAGTCTAGGCTTGGGCCCACGCCTATTACCAGCCGTATAGGGGTTCATTCGAAGGTAATCCATACCCTTATCCAGCCAGTGCTGTGGGTGGAAGTATTGCTTGGTGTTGAAACGGCGTCCATCTGACCCTTTATTCCAGTAGAATACCATAACCATAGGCTCGGCGCAGTTGATTGGCTGATGGCAGAACTCACACTCCGCCTCTCGTTGGCACCAGCTGATGCAGACATTAGGTATCACCTACTCACCTCTAGTTTGATTGTCAGGTTGTTCATCCTACTCTCCATTCGCACTTATGTTCATCCCCTTCGATTCTGGCAGGGGCTTGCTGGACATGCCCAATCCCTCATGCCAGTGTCGCAATGCCCAGCCAGCTCAAGATTTAGCGGCAAATCTAGCTATCCTCGCTGTAGTCCAGCATGTCCCTATTAGCTACAATACATCTATCCGCAGCCCTCGGGCAGTGGGTAAGTAGGTAGTTCATCACCACCTCACTAACTATGATAGGTCCGGCACACTTAGGGATACTGGCTACTAGCTCGGTTAGCAATTCAATTGTCACTTGCTCTCCCATGTATTTAGTGTAACATATAACAGATATAATGTCAATAGGGCAGTTTTATTATGTAATAGTTATGCTATTGACTATTGGATTGGCACACTGCTATACTCACGCAAGGAGTGTGTATTATGGATGAAACGACAGAGGTAGCCGCAATCTCGGAAGCAACTTTGCCCTACGACGAGGATAGCAAGAAAACTAAATACTTGAGTTACAGGTTGATGAACTTCACTATCAGAGAGTCATTGACCTTATCCAATGTCTGTCAGAGGAGCAGGGCAACCTGGCTTGCTACCGTCCCACTGTTTAAGGAGTTAGATGGTGAGGGCCTAACGCCTAACAGGAAGAAGCTGGCGGCAGAATACCTCAGCATCGAGTTTACACGGAACTTCAGGATGGTATTAGAGAAGGACTTCCAAGTGCTGTATAAGTCCTTGACCGAGAAAATACTGTCTAAGGATGACCATGACTACCTGCTGAAGTTGAGAGCGCACTATACCCCGCAGCACCTTGCCATGATAAAGAGTTTGATGAGTGATAGTGCTGACCCTAATGTCAAGCCGTTTGACTTTGGCAGATTCGTGGTAGAGATTAAAGAGGAACGCAAGTCCATAACTGTTACTGGAGGTTAAGTGGAAACTATTTTACTTGATACCGTAGCTTCTGGTGGTGCAGTAGCAATCCTAGCACTGATTATTTTTATCATGTACAGAAATGACAAGAATGCAGAGATAGGTAAGTGGCGGGCAATGGCGGAGAACTGCATGAGGTGCAGAGAAGATTCTAATGCAGTAATACTCAGAGATACCAAGAGCCGGGAAAAGATGACGGAAGTAACTACCGAGCTGATAACTTTGATTCAGTTCTT